AGTCTTCTATCCTTGTTCTGCAGCTAAGAATATACTTCGTCAAGGTTTAAATATCATGTCTGGTTTAGGAACTAAGTCGGACATTAAACAAAAACGGATGGAGGCGTCTGGGTAGTAAACAGAGTCTACGAAGTCCGAAAATACACGTTCTTTAGACGTGTATTAGTTCATATGGTGTTAGCGTTAAAGATGGTCTAATTAGTAGAGTAATGATTAAAAACAAATTCGATAATGAAACCGATGATTTAATTAAACGTTTTAATGATAAAAGCAAACCATTTGATATGGAAATTGAACGTATTTTAAGTGATGATGAAATTAATGCACTTCTTAAAGGATTTGAAAAATGATTGTATCAATTATTACTAGCGGTTTAGGATATGCAGTAATTTACGAAAATGAAATCATTACCCAATCAAGAGACATCAATACACTTTTAGCACGAATTGAAAACCGTGCGCTTGAAGTATTTGATAATGATGATTATATTGAAGTTAGAATGGATAAAAAATTATTAGAATTAATTGATCAAAAATATAAAGCTTTATCCAAATAATTCTTCTTCAGTTAAAACTCTAAATTTAATACCATGGGATTCACATAATGATACTGCTGCAGACCATTTTGCTTGATTAACAATCAATGCTGCCTTATCATAATCAGACATTTTTTTAGATATTACAGATTGTTTTTTAGGTTTGATTTCAATGACTTCTGTAATTACTTCATCATGTTTATTTTTATATTTTATGATGAAATCAGGTATGTAATCACATACCTTATTTTTTAATGGATTCCAGTATTTTACTCTAAACTCTTCAGAACCCCATTTAAGAATATATGGATTTGTATCACACATAATCATAAATTTTAATTCCCATGAACTAAGAAAACGAATTTTGGTGATATCACCAAGATATTTTTCAGGATTTTTTGGAGTAAACAAACCTTTAGCCATTAATAAAATTCCTTATATGAAAAAAGGGTTATCACTAAGTGATAACCCTTTTATTTTACTTTTACACTACAGGAGGAGTAGTTGTTAATTCTGCAGGTTTTACATCTTCAAGTTTTACTGCTACTTCTGGACCAGGTGTAACAGCTGGTGTTTTTACAGTTGTTGAATTTTTATATTCACCTGAAACTGCAATTTGTTTAAAATCACCAATTGTAAATTTTGAAAAATCTGGAATTTTTGTTCCAAATGTAACTTTGATCAATTTATAATCACCTGCATCAGTTGTTGATACTGTTGGAATGTCCAACGTATCATCTGGTACATTTACAGTTATAAATTGAACATTAATAACATCAGATTTTGCATCAAGAGTAATAATTACTGATTTAGAAAGCATTTGTATTCCCTTCATTAAGAATTTGTGTTTTATTTACATTTGATAACTGTTCATTAATTACTTTTGAAAGTTCATTAAATCCACCAATTACACGATTACCATATGTGATATATGGAACTGAGCGAACATGTGGATTCAAATTTTTAAATGTTTCAAGAAGCATTTGATTAGCAGTTGGATTAAAATTAACTAGTCGAATTTCATCATATTGAAGACGATTCATTGTTAATAACGATTTTGCAGCAATACATTGTGGGCAATTATCTTTAGAGTAAATTGTGAATTTATTTTCAAACAACATATATTTAATCCTATATTAAATTACAAGGTCAGGTAATTGCGTTAAATCAATATCAGTATTCATTCGCGCAATTAAGTATTCAGTTGATTCTGTTTCTTGTAATGCAGTTTGTTTCTTATCAATACGAACATGACGATTAAACCATGGAATATTAGTTTTTATATGTTTAGTATTATATTTAATACCAATATTTGCTAATCTATAATATGCATTATAATCAACAAAATCTTTTAAAATTTGTGCATTTAAACCAATAACTGGACCATACATAAACAAATAATCAGCCCAAGCTTTTTCTTCTCTAATTACATCATCATATAACTCTTTAACTTTAGCTTTAACACGTTTATCTTTTGCTAATTTTGCAAATCTTGGATCAGTAGCAACAAGCGTATTAATTATATATGCAGTCCATTCAGTATGTAAAATTTCATCTTGAAGAATTAATCCAATAATTGCTCCATTACCAATGAATATTTTATTTTCAACCATACCAAGACTGGTTGCAAATGAAACCATAAAACGAATAGCTTCTAATGCATACGAATCATGCAATGCCATCCAAATAGCTTCACAATGTTCTTCTTCGCTTACAGTTCCGCCAGAACCAACAATGCAATTTAAACGATATAACGCATTATAATATTTGCCAATATTTGATGACATTTGTACAATGGCTTCATTTTGATGAATTTTATCAAATTCATCTTTTGGAATCCCATAAACATTTCTAATAATATGTGCATAAGATTTAGAATGAATATTGGTTTCAAAAAAACCCCATGCTAAACATAATGCTTCAAGTTCAGGAACGGAACATACTGGACCAAAAACCATTGCTGGTGTACGACCTTGTTCTGAATCAAGTGTTGTTTGACGTAAAATGTTTGATGTAAAAATATGTTGAATTGCTCTTGATGAATTTTGAAAATCACTTTTATCTTTCACCAAAGAAATTTCTTCAGGATTCCAAAAGAAACCACGTTGTAAATCTTCAAATACACCAAGTTTAGGATATGTCAATGTATCAAAACGTTGAATCGTTACAGTGCCATCAAGAAACAATTTACGTTTTTCATATTGTGGATTATATGAAATGTCATATGGATCATATGCAATTTGTGGGTTTGTCAAAATTATTCCCTTTCAACAAAATATATTCATTATGATAAATGAATATTAATATAATAAACATCTTGTTTATTAGAATTTTATAGGCATACATTGTATGCCTATAAATTTGTTAATTAAAGCACACAAGCTTCACAAAAATCATCATCAGAATCTTCTTCATCAATGAAATATGTATTTGTGCTTTCATCTTCTTTAGAAGCTAATTTGTTTGTAATAGCATAATAAAAAGATTTAACACCCCAATGATGGCCCTTCATATGAATATTAGCAACATCTTGTAACGGTGTCATTTTTGATTCATAATTTGCAGGATTCCAAAACGTATCAATTGAAATACCTTGATCAACATGAATACCTAATACAGCTGCAGTTTTTACATAACCTTCACAAGATTTTTGTTCCCATAATAATGGATAATTTTGTTTATATTCTTTATAACCCGGAACAACTTGTACTAAAACACCACTTTTTGAATCTTTAACCGTAATTAATGATTTTGGTATATTAATTCCGTTTGTAGAATTAATTACCACACTAGAAGATTCAACTGGTGCAATTGCAATAAGGCATCCGCAATGAACCCCAGATTTAATCATTCGTGTTCTAAGTGGTTCCCATTCTAATGTCGTTTTAAAATCAATTAACTCATTAACACCTTTAGCACGTTTTTCCCATGGGAAAATTCCTTGTCCATAGCATGTTTCGTGCGACATATCACATGCGCCACGTTCTTCAGCTAATTGAACACTTGCTTCAATCAAATAATAAGCTTGATGTTCCATCCATACAGCAATTTCATTTAATGCATCTTGATCACCATATTGATAACCACGCTGTGCATGCCAAAATGCTAAATTTGTTACTCCAATACCCAATGGTCGAATATCAGAATTTGAAAGCGATGATTGAATTGTAAGAAAATCTTGATAACCTAAAAGATTGCACAAGAATCTAACAACACTATGACAAGTATCCCGCATTTCAGATGGGTGTTTAAATGAACCCCAATTAATAGAACCAAGTGTACATAATGCAATTCTGCCTAAACGATCATCTTCATGTTCCATTGGATATGTTGGCAACATAATTTCAGTACACAAATTCGTCATTACAACAGGTAATTTTTTTGGATTAAATGGACCCTGACGTTGGACATTATCAATTTTTAATTCAAAAATACGGCCAGTGCTATGACGTTCAGTAAAGAACAATTCAAGAACATCTTTAGCAAAAACTTTAGTTACTTTAATATCAGTACGCGATTCATATTGTTCATACAAAATGTTAAATGTATCAATATCTTGATAAAAAGCATCATATAATTCAGGAACTTCACTTGGATCAAATAAAGATATTTCTTTATCTTCTTTATAACGCTTATACAATAATGCTGATGTTGTAATACAATAATCAAAGTGTCTTACTCTAGTTTCTTCAGTTCCTTGATTATTTTTAAGAACCAATACAGTTTGAATTTCAGGATGCCAAAACTGAATATTTGCAGTTGCACTAGAACCACGAACTCCACCTTGTGATACGCTTTTCATATCATAGAACAACTTTTTAAGGAATCCAGTTAATCCAGTATGAACAATTTCACCTTTACGAATTGGTGAACCAATTGGGCGAATTCGTCCAATATTAATACCAATACCTGCTCGTTTAGCTGCATATTTTGCAATAGC